TCCTAGCTTCCATTGCAGCGACGAAGCGGTCGATGCTGCCGTCGCTCTCTGGTTCTGGTTTTTCTGTTCTCATTTTCGGCGGCAAGTAAAGGTCGATGTCGTGGATGTCTTTCTGGTCTAGCTTCCCGCTGCCGAATCGCGATGCCATCACTGCAAACTCGTTATGGATCGTCGAAGCGATTATCGCCGCTTGGTTCCATGCGTCACCGTCGAACACGCCTAGCCGATCCGCAGCACACCATTCAGCGAATTGCTGCGGTGTCATCTCATCCAGCATCGCGTCAACGTCTAGGCAACCGACACGACTTGCGAGCCGATAAGCTGCTCGTCTTCGCCAGTTGCCTTTGAGTTTTTTTCCGCGTCGTCATCCAGCACCATCGAGCTAATGCCGATATGCTTCTCGATCTCATCGTATGCGGCCGCAGTAAACCGGCTGTCGTACCCTGCGATCTGAACCGCTTCGCTGTCCTCGTAGAGTCGCAACCCATCGGCATCAACGAACGTCATCGCAATTGTGCGGGCCTTATGCATCTTGACCGCTTGCGACCTATCCTTGTCATCCGCGTAAACAATCGCGTATTCCAGCTCCGCTCGTTCGCCCTCGGTCAATGACCGGATGCGAAACGTGCCATACCCTTGGATTACAAACGTATGGTATCTCCGCTCGCCCGCCACCTCGGCCAGTGCGTATTTACTCGTGAGCATCTATTCAGCCACTCCTTGATTGTAGAACGCTGTGCAATCATCAATTCCCAAGTGCTGGGCAACAGCCACCTCGACGAGTCGCCGGTCGCTTTCCGATATATTCTCCGTAATCACCGGGTACTTCCCGAAAATGAAACCGACGTTCTTTCGTAACAGAAAGATATGATCGACCGGGCCGGCTTTGGCGATACGAACAACCACTAGAGAGCCACTGCCCCAGTCCACACGGGTGGTAATGTTTTGCCGTCTGGGACGAACTCATAACTACCCATAATCCGCTCGTTGTTGGCCGCACCATCGATCCCGGTCTCTCGAAAAAAGCCCGACATTCCCAGCGTTGGAGCGGCTGTGTCGTCCGTGTTTGGTTTTGGGAATGTTATTAACATGTAACCCGGGGTCTGTTTTGTCGGGAATGGAAAGGTTCCATTCGTTCCATATCCAGACCAATTTACCTCCATAGTAATCGGAGCGAACTCCAACAGATCGCCCGGGCATTTCTCGGTGTATACAGATGACAGGCTAGTGTCATCCACCTCGGTCCCGCTTTCCGTCAGTGCACCGAGTGACTTAATAGCCCCGATCACAACGGTTGTCGTGTCTTGTATGTCGGGTGTCGTTTGATCATCGAACGTTCCGAAGATCACCACAGTGCCGTTACCTGTCATGCATCCCATACTCGTGCTCCTTATTTACAGTGCGGTTACACCCGACTGTGAGTGATGGATTAAAAAATCGGTCGTGTAACCGAATAGCCAATTGTCCGATGCGTCCGTTGGAGCCACCGGCGTTATCATCCGTTCGTTGATGATCGTCGTACCCTGAATATCCAGCGTTCCCATCGCACCGCGATACTGAGTCAATGCAAGTCGTAGCCACTCAGTCGCCGCTTCGATTATTCCACCCGGTGAATACTGATCTTGCCGTCCCCATATCGTTAGGTCGACGGTGCTGGGAACACACGTTGGCTCACCGTAAAGGTCGTTGTATCGTTCCGACGACAGACGCAATAATGTCATCGATGGTGTCAGTGATTCTTGCGGTCGGCGTCCGATCCAAACGCGATTTCCGATCGCACCGGCCAAGCTATTCCGAGCCGTGTTCCGGGCAGTTTGCGTCTGATTACCATCGGAAGGTGTCGTCAAAAACGTATGCAATGCGATTTCGATCATCGTTTTTCACGCCCGATCTTCGCGATGCCTTCGCGGATTCGACGAGCAAACATCAGCTTGACGCGTCGGGCATTTCCGTAAAGTGCAGGCCTTAGGAACGGATCGCCGTCGGGAAGATACTTCCAACCGAGTTCCATAAACTTGGCATAGAACGGCATCCCCTCGGCAAAGAAATTGCTACCGCCAGTGATACCATGCCCGACCGAATTCTTATTCGATCGACTCCGCGGCCGAGCCCGTACCTTGATCGACTTTTCCAGTTCGCCCGTGTCATGCGGTGCCAATCTCCTGGCATCAGCTGCCACGTATTTCGCAGCTTCACGCGTCGCTGATCGCATGATCTTCGTCCGCAACTTCGGCTCGAATGACGCCAGCTTGGCATCGAGCTCCTTCACTCCGGTAATAACGAATGTCTTGGCCATCAGAGGTATGTCACAGTATAAGGACCAAGGGTTGTCACACCACCGTCTAATGTGACGTAAACGGATGCCGGAACCGTCCAGTCGTCGGGGTACTCGATCGGAACCGTCAGACCACCGACCGTCTCGTCATCGTCGGCAACGTAGTTTGGATCAATGCGTGCGACACCAACAAATCCCTGATCAATTGCATCGATAACAAGAAAACGATTCCGCGTATCAAGGTTCCGAATGCCATCAATATGGAACACGCGATCGCCATGAATGAATCTCATTTTGTCACGTAACGTCGATCGGTATCGAACCACGACAGTATGTGTAACCGTTGTTTCAACACGGTCGGCCGACTTCTTGTCCGCTGCGGTAAGTGGTTCGATCGCTGCAAACGCTGTCAACTCGTCGTCCCACTGATCCGCTGGGAACCCGGTCAGGAAGTCGTCAGTAGGCTGGCGACTTTGGAACGTGATCCGATGGCGTAATGTTCCGGCCCTCATGCGGTTACGCTCCAAGTTCGCTCGATTCCCTCGTACGCTGTCCACTCGTCACCGAGTTCGTATCGAGCTGCAAGATCAAATATATTCTGAGGCACTGCGGCCGAGGTCTTCGTGCCTGTCATCTCCGTAGTTGAGTCGTCGCCCCGATGCTCAAACCGATGCGTGACTAACATGAGTATGGCACCCTTCAGGCCCGCCGGCACTTGTGCGGCCGTGCCGTATCCGACGGTATATATGATCTCAATTGCATCGCTGCGAGCGTACGAAATTGGAAAGGTCGTCGTTGACGAAATGACAGCCGGCTCCTGATTCGAGTCGACACGATACAACGCAGAATCAAGCGTTTGTTGTGCATTGTCCGGGTCGTAATACTTGATCGACGTTACCGATTGAGTCCGACCGAGTGGCAGCCATAAAGTTGGCGGCCAGCACGGCATCGTAAATCGGTACGTTGCCGTCACGATTTGCCGATCGATTAAACCCTCAATCTGCTCCGTTGCCCCATCAATTAGCATTTGAATGTCAGCATCGATAGTATCCACGTCGAGACGAGCATGTAGCTTCGCCTCGGTCGTGGTCACTGGCGACGTTGCTGGGGCAACGGTCTGTCGCAGGCCATACACTTATTCATCCCCGTCAACGAAGTAGTAGATGTCCACATCACCACCGTCGAGTGCCGTATTGAGCGTCGCACCGTTAGATGCCAAGACCGTGGCACTCACGGTGACCGTTGGCGCCGTGCCTTCCAATGTGTCGGCTTGGAACGTGTTGACGACAGTGTTCCGAGTCAGTGCATGTTGCAGGCCCAGCTTGGCACCGAGTCCTATTGCAGTCGTCGCACCCGTCCCGTCGTGCGCCGGGATGACAATCGATGTGACCGTTTTAAAACACTTGAGGCCAACGACAGTGCCGGCCGTGTTGACGGTAAATACTGGCAGCACCTCTTGCAGTGTCACGCCTGCCGTGTCGGTTCCGTTGATCGTCACCTGAATAGCTTTGATATCGCCCGCGGTCCCGCCGGCCGTCGCGGTAATGTTCCGGCATTCTGGCGGGTTCGTTATCCCGGTTGTGATCGTCTGCTCTGTCGCGTCGTCGGTCACAGCCGCGTGAACGTCGGTAGTTGCCCCGAGTGCTGGGCTGGATTCGTAATGTGCCACGTATGATCGCTTCTCATACGTGCCGACTTCGCTCTTGAGTTGCCCCGAATCTTGGGGGTCATAAGCTTTGCTCATGATTTTCGCTTTCGTGGTTTCGGCTCCGGATTGAAAACCGGTTCCGGTTGCTGTTCGGTTTCCGTTACTGCCTCGAAAATGTCAGCC